TGTAAATAACAAAGATCAATTTGCCCGGCTACACTATCAAGTTCTTGGCCTGAGTCAGGGTTTTGATCCCGCTAAAGATCTTATTACCCAGAAAGATGCAGAAGAATACATTGATGGAGCTATCATTCCGGAAATTGTTGACGAGAAATTAAACATAGGTGATATCACATTTTTAAATTTTGTAACACCAGAAGAGTATGCCGACAAATTACTAGAAGGTATTAGCCCTGCTGAGAACAGAGAAGAGTGGGACAAACTTCTTGAAAAGCTGGGACTAAGCGACAAGGATCTTGGTATCGAGGAAGTCAAAGAATATATTATTGAAGCGTTCAGGACGGGAGCAGCAAAAGAAATACGTGAGTCAATTAAATATCTAAACGAGAGAAAAATTACACCTAGCCAAAAAGAACTTGGCGTTGACTATATCGAAAGACCCGAAGATGCAAAATCTTTAACGGACCCAGAGGAGACTGATCTATACAAAATATTTAAAAACGCTGGCTATGAAGGTAGTGAAGACGATTTTTACGGTACTTTCATGACTGATATTGATCGTAGTGAAATGGAACTACTAACACAAGCGGGTAAAGGCTTCTCGGAAACCAGTGCTTTCAGTGGGTTGTCTAGTTCGGATCCCTTTGAGTCAATGGTTGCTATTGAGAATATTTTTCCAACAAGCCAAGATGATTTCACGTCAACAAAAGAAGAGACATCTTCTGCACCTAGTTATTTTAAAATGTTTGAAGACGATACGACAGACGAGGATTACAAGTCCAAGACTGGACAAAAAATTCTTGGTGAGTTTACTTCTCTGTTTAAAGGTTTTAGTTAATGTCTGATAAACGAAAGAAAGCAGCGAAAGCAGCAAAACTTGCCAAGGACTCAATGCCTTGTAATAAACCGAAGCGCACCCCTGGACACAAGACAAAATCTCACGTTGTAAAGGCCTGTGACAAAGGCGAAGAAAAGATCATTCGTTTTGGTCAGCAGGGCGTTGAAGGAGCCGGTAAAAATCCACAGAGCGCTAAAGACAAGGCACGTAAGAAATCGTATTACGCCAGGCATAACGCCCAGGATTCCAACCCTGACAAGATGTCAGCAAGGTGGTGGTCGCATCGTGTTAAATGGTGAATGATCCTAAGTGGTAATTCCCCGCTAAACTGCGTTGGTTGATTCCACACCAACATGGCTAAGCCCACGTCCAGCACTCTTCTCATTGAGTCTAAGCCCAAGAAAACACGGCAGGGACGCTCGAAAAGAACTAAACTAAAGCCAGGACAAAAGCGTTATCGTGGCCAAGGTAAATAAAATCTATGTATATTGGGAGTACTAATTGATACTCCTATGTCGGATCTTTCGCATGCGGTTAATTTAATCCGTAAATACGAAGGGTATAGCGCGAAAGCTTATCCAGATCCGGCAACTGGCGAGGAGCCATATACCATCGGGTTTGGGACTCAGTTCTATCCCGATGGTTCTCCCGTTAAGCGTGGACAATGTTGTACTCGTGAGAAAGCCCTAGAGTATCTCTTTCACGAGATCAATGTCATTGACAACCAAATCGCTAAGCTAAATTTGGGCCTGGATAACAGCATGCGCCAAGCTCTGATTTCATTCATCCATTCAGTTGGTTGGGAGCCCTTCTTGTATAGCCACGTCATTGACTGTATTGAAACAGAAGATTTCTGTAATGCCACCCAAGAAATTGGCAGATGGATCTTTGATGAAGAGTATAACGTAATCGGTGGACTCCTGGATCGCCGCCGGGAAGAAATCAATCTGTTCCTCCAGGAAATTGACGCTAACCCCTGGTCCTCCACGGAAATCTTGTTGACAGCGTTTCGTAACTACAGTGCTGCTCCCCATGAAGTACGTGCGATTCGAGAACTGGAAGAACGGATTAGTCCTTACATCCTCTCTGAGTTTGCCAACGCTTTTCGTATTGACGAGAAGAAGTGGGATGATTTTCTAGACCAAGAACTCGATTTGTTGTTTAATAGCTAGGATTAGAATAATTGCAACGAGCAAATGCAGAGCGGAATGGAGAGGTCAGTTGAACCACGGGAATTTGAACTCCCCCTGGAACTCCAGTTCGCCATGCGTAAGGCAGAGCTGCAGTCCCAGGAGATGTCCTGGGAAGAACTTCGTTATGCTTTGCTTAGCCTCTATCACCAACGCATGATGGAGCTACACGCCATCAAAGACATCATGGCGTCTGAAAACATTGAGATCGACTGGGATCATCCAACCGATCTGGAATTAGCAGAACTCGCCGCCGCATGCATGGGTGACGACGACGAGTATGACGAAGACGATGACGATCTTCAGCCGTTCTGAGCCTCAGTAAACGTCAGCAGGCGGTCCAAATACCACTGAGCCTTCGCAAGGTCAGTTTTGCCGCCTTTGTGACGCCAACGCCATAAATACTTAACGCAATTTCCGCGCAGATAGCCTTGGTACTCCTCAGTCGTTAATTGCGCTTCAATAGCCTCAATACACTCAATACCGCCGTCTGTGTAATGAGATGGATGATTAACTTGATCCTCCTGAATTACAGGGGCCTTTTCTATCGTGTTTTCATTGGGAAAGTTTGAGTTTCTATCACTAGATAAAAACTCTGATTCAGACATTGCTTCGATAGTCTTTGCCCAGGGAACAGGACATACTCCCCCTGGGCAATCACTGATTTCTTCTTCTACCGGAGCAAACCACGTCGCTTGGCCGACAACATCTGCTCCTCCTCGTCCGGTTCCTCCAGCTCCAGAACCAAAGCTTTGGGTTTCGGAGAAGCTCCCATTGCCAAGCCCTCCTCCATCGATGGAATGTAACCCGTCATTCCGGGACGTGCCCCCTCGAGATTCAACTGATTCCTTTCTAGCCCCTGCTCGCATAATGTGAGACCACGATTGTACATATCATATAAGGGTACATCATTTTCTTCGTTGGCGAGAGGTTGGCCAAAGTCTTCTTCCATCAGACCACGGCACTTAATTTCATCTTGAACAAAGCTATCTAAAAAGCCTGCGGCAGAATGCATCACGGCGGGTACTTGATTTACTACTTTTACAATAATAGAATGGCAAACATCTTAAGACCTACATACGACCCCAGGCAGGATTCAGGTACCTCTGGAGCTGAAGTATCAGACTTACGACCTGAACAGGCGTATGATACTGATATGCGCCGCGTTGAAGAAGATCAGCGTGGTGCAGCAGAATCCGTGAATCGCAACCAGGATCGTGTTGCTAAATTCATGCGGGCTGCAAAGACTGCTGGGGCATATCGCCAGCGTGCAAGTATTGACGAACCAACAGTTCGTGGACGTACTCCTAGGACGCGTGCGGAGATTGCAGGGGTAGAACTTCCAACCACTGGTGATTCCGGTGGGCGTACCGGTGGTGTAGGTTACGCCCGTAAACCAGAACGTCAGTTTGGGAAAAGTTTTTAAACCTGCGAAAAGACCACGTTATTAGGCTGGTCTTGATACTTGCCTTTCCTGTCCTGGTAAGTAGTGTGGCAAGGATTACCACGATAGAACAGTAGTTGTGTAATCCCCTCATTCGCATAAATACGATTGAAGAGACCAGTGCAGTTACTGATCTCAAGCGTCAGATAACCTTCCCAACCACTTTCGGCAGGCGTGATATTCACCAAGATACCCGAACGTGCATAGGTTGACTTACCAACAGCAACAACAGTGACGTCCCTGGGGAGCTTCAAACGCTCTTGCGCAACACCCAGGCAGTAACCGTACGGAGGAAGCAAGAAGTACTGACCACGCTCGTCCTCCAGTAGGTCGGCAGGCTTCAAGATGTCAGGATCAAAGTCCTTTGGATCACAATCACCGGCTTGTACTTTTCCAAAAACCAAGCATTGGCTTGGTGATAGACGGATGTCATATCCATACGAGCTGAGGCCATAACTAAGGAGCTTGCGTTCACCTTCTTTGTTAATTAAGTGATCCACGAAAGGAGAAATCATTTCCTCCCCTTCGGCAAGTTCTTTGATTTCCCAATCGGCCAGGACGCTCATGGATCCTTGTAATCGTCTTTCAGTATACAGAAATCAAGCGAGAATATGCCCACGCTCTCCATAGATATCTATGAACTTTTGAGTAGCGTCCCCTGACATATCCGTGGGCGGCAAGTAGACAACAAATGAAGTGCACGTCTGGCGCCGTGAAAATTTACTTCCGTCATACTCCTGCAAAACAGGTCTCGTCCGCAGTATGCACATCGGGAAGCTAAAAATCTTAGGCTCGTAACGAATCATGTCAGGGCAGTTGCTGAAATACAGACCCTGCTCTATTTCACCGGAGATCCAGGCATGGTACATACGCCGGAACCACACAGCATGCGACGACGTGAGTGATACAGCAGATGCCCTTGTTTTTTTCCAACGAGAAGTTTTCTTATCCCAGAAGTACATACCCGCTGGTGGAAACAAGTAAGCCTTTCCGTACCACTGTTGTGCATTCAGACCATCGTCCGAAGGCGTGTAAAAATTTTCGGCGCCAACGTATTCATTTGCGACCTTGGAACTCGCCACATCCAACGTGATGCCGCCCATCAGTTCATTCGCTGCAATGATTAAATCGGCACTAGTGATTAACTCAATGCCTTCTCGCCGGTTAGAGTTACGCTGAAGACCTTCGTTACTCATTGTTCTGAAACTTTGTTGTAGTCAATTTCAAGAAAACGAATACCATCTTTGTCATTGATGATATAACCTGCTTTTTCCGTAGGATCAATCTTCTGTGCAGCAGAGAGAATGCGACGGAAGGTTTCAGCTAGGTCACCATTGTTTGCGCGTTCTTCCTTCTCTTGAGCAGCGTGCAGCTCCTTAAGTGTCAAGAAGAACATACTTCGTTCATCACCCGGCTGGAAGCACATGACACCAGGTCCTTCTACTTCCCACATTTTGCAATATTGCTGACCCATATCCCCGAGAATCAACCTCATCGTTGCATCGAGCATCTTAGCTTTTGTTTCGTCCAGCTCTGGGCCGATCACAGAAGCAATTAATTTTTCACGTCGGTCCATTTTTCCAATAACCCTTGTCGATTAAGTGATTCTAAAAGCTTTGGCGTCGGTTGGTACATTACAACCAACTTGCCAAGAACACCGCGTTTTTTGACGAGCTTGCCAGTTTCATCCCGTACCTTATCAAATTCTCCGGATCGGATCAAATACTCGGCAACACAACGGAGTCTTCGCTTTAGAGGCAATTCTGCCTGGGGGAATTTACCGCAGATTGTATCTGCTTGCAAGTCCTGGAAAGCAAGACGCAAACGATTGGCAAGAGTCATGCCTGAATTTGCGTCTTCTTCCTCGTAATTTTTTAGGTTTTCTAAATAACGGCGCAAACATTCGTCATCAAACGAACCGCTAGGAGGGAGGAACATTTCCACCTGACGCACCAAGGATTCAGGCAGGAGATCCTCGTGGTTCTCCAGCGTTACCTCCTCAATTTGTACACTTTTAAAACGATGCGCCATGCTCGGAAGGCTCCCATGCTTTCTGGTACATTGGCTTGCGATCATGACGTTGTGGATTTAAATCAACCGTTAAAACTTCTGGGTTCTTGGCAAAGGACTGGATCAGTTGGTTCCAAGGGATACGCAACACCGCCTTCTTCTTCGGATCAGGAGAGACGTTGACGTAATGAATGCCTTCTACCCAGCCCTTCTCTGGTTGCTTACGTCCAATTGACATCCAATTTCGAATGGTTTGATCAGAGACCCCAAGTCGCCTGCCGCACTCTTCGGTTGAGATGTACTCATCGGCAAAGGCTTCGGGATTCAAAACGTCTGTCTCACCGTTTGAATAACGGGAGTGCCACATAGAACCAAGGATATTTCTGATTCCTTTTAGTTCATGGGCAATGTCTTCCAAGCTTTTACGAAGTCCGTACTGCATACCTTCACATGCTTTGTTTAGATGCTAGTCTTTGAGAAAACAATTTGCGACCATGGAAGAACAAATTCCAGCCAGCCAACCTCCGATGCAGGCACCTCCTCAGATGGAAGGTCAGATTACGCCTGAGCAACTGGAAGCAATGAAGGCTCGTGCCAGGGAGTTAGCCATCCAACAAACCATTGCTCAACAAGCTGCTGTTCAACAGCAACAACCGCGTGTGATTTATGTACGGCGCAACCTAACCGTTGCCGAAGTCCTGTTGGTATTTTTGCTTTCTTGCGGAATTGTAACAGGAATTCAATGGACTTGGAATACATTATCCAATGTGTTGCCGAAGATTGAGATTAAGGTGCGCTAAATAAGCCGATCTATAATTAGAACAAAGGATTACGCAGTGAAGTAGGTGTCAAACCGTAGGATTTCGGAATTCCCCGCAATTAACGGGCTCGATATTGACGAACAGGATCTTTTGACCCTGGTGCACGTCTTCGAGGTTGACCCTACGCTGCGCAACAAAAAAATTACCTTTACGCAGTTTAGGGCATATTTAGATCAGTATTACGCCAATATCACGGGCGAAACGATCACGGGCAATGTGACCATCGCTGGTAACCTCACCGTTACTGGCACCAGCAATTTTACAACGATCACTGGTAGCAACCTTGCTACATTCAGTGGTGTCATCGTACAGAACAATCTAACAACCTCTGGGACGATCAGTGGATTAATCGTCACAGGAGACACAGGTTCATTTGCAGACCTTACTGCAATTAGTGGTACGTTCACCGACCGCATCTCAGGTCAAACCATTACTGGTAACACGATCCAGGGAAGCAATGTCTCCGGTGTTTCTGGTGTTTTCACCAGTTACTTAAGCGGTGCAACCATTACTGGAGACACGGTACAAGCGACAAATCTGACCGGAGTATCAGGTGTCTTCACCAGTCAGCTCTCTGGCGCGACGATTACTGGCGATGTTGCGCAATACGCAACACTAACGGGAATCTCGGGTGTATTCACTAGCCAGCTCTCTGGCGCAACGATTACAGGTGACGTTGTCAACGCAACAACGGTAACAGGTGTAAGTGGTGTTTTTGTTAGCCAGTTGTCTGGTGAAACAGTTACTGGTACAACGGCAAACTTTACGTCAGGCGTTTTCCAAAATCTTCTTGCTATCAACCAGACTTTCTCTGGTGACCAAACTATTAGCGGAAACTTCACCGTTATTGGTGCTGGCTCCTATGGCTCTGGCCTAGTAGTTACCGGCGCAATTACCGGTGATACTGGTTTATTTACCGATATCACCGGTAGCACGCTCCACATCACAACCCCTTCTGGAGCTACAGCAGCACTTGTATGCTCAGGTGTTGTTTCTGGAGATACAAATGGTTTTGTTATCCAAGGACCTTTAATCATCCTTCCTTGAACTTAATTGTTCCGGCTAAAATAAGAAAAAAGTAACAACAAAATGGCGTACGGTACTATTAAAGTTGATCAGGTCACCTTTACCAATGGTGGCATTGATCAAACAATCTCCGTCTCTGGCATTGTTCAGTCGATCTCAGGCGATATTACTGCAACTGGTACGATCCAGGGCGCAACAATTATTGGTACCAGTACTGTTTCGGGTGCAACCGTCACAGGTGACGCAGGTCAATTTATAACTGCAACTGCCGCAACAGGTGTTTTTGCCTCAACGCTTTCTGGCGCAACAATCACAGGTAACACTGCCAGTTTTACAACGATTACTGGCGGCACCGTCACCTTAACTTCGGGTGTTTTTGCTTCTGGTACTGCAGCAGCACCGTCTGTTTCTATTGGCACTACTGATAACGGTTTATATTCCCCTGGTGCAGATCAATTAGCCATCTCGACTAATGGCACTGGGCGGTTGTTTGTTGATGCGAGTGGGAATATTGGGGTTGGTGTTGCGAGTCCTGTATCAGCTTTAAATGTAAGTATTGCTGACGGAGGAAACGTCACGATTTCGAACACCAACGATGGTCATACAGGTGGCCTGGCTTTTGGTGACACAAGTAGCAATGATTCCGGACGAATCTCTTATGATCACTTTAGTAACACAATGCGGTTTGATACCGCAGGTGATGAACGCCTCCGCATCACATCCGACGGGAAACTAGGTCTGGGGACTAGTAGCCCAGATGAAAGGTTGACTGTGGGCGCTGCAGGCAAGATTAAACTTAACCGCGCTGATAATGCCATTGGAGCAACAATTCATAACGGCGGTGGATTGGAGGGATTGATCTTTAATGAGTTGAACGCTGAAGGATATAAATTCCAAAATAATGGCACAACCGTTTTTCGCATTGACTCGCTAAACCGTGTAGGGATTGGCACTACTGCACCTGGGCAAAGTTGGACTGGCGGCGCTGCAAACGTAGTTGAAGTCAATCAAGGAACTGCTGGAAACACAACAGTTTTGCGCCTTCGTGACACAGCAACATCA